GCTCCGGTAGCCAGGCGGGACCGGGTCAGTGAGCCGCAGGTGCTCTGAGCGTAGTACGTGATCGCGCCGTCCACCTCGTTGCCCCCACCCGTGGTACGAACCTCCATGCCCGCGATGTGGTTCGTGGTCCGGTTGTACTTGATGGTGAACGACATTTGGTGTCTCCCTGGCTCGCTGTGTCCTTACGAGTAGAACTCTACACACGGGCGAGCCTCCTGCGCAACCACCTACGAAAAAAGAGCCCCCAGGGTTTCCCCCCAGGGGCCCTACCGTCATGCGCTGTAGGTGAATCTCACCGTGGACCAGGACTCGCCCTCGTGCGTCTGCGAAGCAACCTCAGCGGGGAAGCCCCAGGAGGTCACCTCAGCGGCGATCTCAGCGGCTACCGTGGCTGCGTTGGCCCCCGTGTCCACCGTGACGCTAATCCGGCGCTCAGCGGCCCGTACGAAGATTCCCTGCGCCTGGTAGCGGCGGGCGGCGGGGCTGATGTTGAACCCAGCTGCCTTGAGTCGACGGCTCACGACCGGGCCGAGGCGGAGGGACGAGCGGTTACCGCTGTTCTGGGGGCGCTTACCGGCCATGGTCTTGGTCCTTTCGGGGCTGCTGCGCTGACAAGAGGAACACTAGCCGCTCCGCGCCGCAGGCACAACCCACCTACGAAAAAGGGCCCCCGGTCTCCCAGGGGCCCCGACTGCCTAGCTCATGTAGAAGTACCGGCCGTAGGACGATCCGCCGTTGTGGATGTTGATGTACTTCCGGCCCCGATCGTTGGTCATCACGCTGACTGACACCTTGTGCTGCTCGGCGTTCGCGATGGTGGCGCGCATCCGGTCCGGGCCGACGATCTTAAGGCTTCCGTCGTACCCGCTGCGGGTCTGGAACGTCTGCGTGTCCTTGACGATGTCTTCCACGGTCTCTCCCTTGTCGTTGAAGGCGGTCCAGCACTTCGCGTCGGCCAGGGCCATAGCCTCGGTCAGGTAGCCCGGGGTGTGGAACATCAGGCGCTTACCGTCGCGCACCTGGCCGTAGTAGCGTCCGCCTGCGATTCGCACCGTGATGTTCATGTCCGCTCCCCTGCTCGCTGTTGTGCTTACGAGTGGAACTCTATGCGCATCCGCGACCCGCGCGCAAGGCACCTACGAAAATTCGTATGCAGAAAGGCCCCCAGTCCCGCAGGACCAGGGGCCAAACTTGGACATTTAGGGGTCAGCGCTTGCGCTTCAGTGAGGCGAAGAACGACGCCTTGCGGGGCCCGGCGGGCATCGTGTCCAGCTGCTCACCGATCAGCGAACGAATCTGCTCGGCCTCGGAGTGCGAGAACTTCAGCACCTTGTCCACCCCGCCCGCTGTTGTGTACTCGATCTCTACGGCCACGCAGCGGGGACCAGGGACCAGGCGCGAGGCGGTAAGGCGGGCGATGTTCTCAACGTGTCGCAGGCTCATGATGTCTCCCTCTCAGTTCGTCTGTGCGATCCATCGGCCGGTGACCTTGTCCGCTTCAACTCGGCCATCCGTACCAGCGATCGAGCTATGTCCACGGCAGGTAATCGGTATCGGCTGTTCGCCTGCCGACTCAAGCGCGTTCAGGATGGCGGCGAGTGCGTCGTACAGGTGCGTCGTGTTGTCCATGCCCCAGACCGTAAGGGGTCACCTACGAAAAAGCAAGCTTCCAGCGGGCAGTAGGGCAGACGACCCGGGCAATCCCGCTCGCACGGATCAGGGTCCAGCACGCCGGGCAAGGGGCTCGGGTGGTGTACAGGGTCGCCCCTAGACGCTCCTCGGGCCGCGTGTGTCGGATGGCGTTTCGCTCGGCGTGGTCGGCCGTGCAGTTGCTGTAGTCGGTGTTCGCTGCGCACTGCTCGTAGGTCAACTGCCCACGGGGGCAAGCTCCTTCGGAGAGGCAACCGGGCACCCCGGCCGGGGGACCGTTATAGCCAGTCCCCCGAACCTCATGCGAAGCGTTGACCAGGATGGCACCCACAGCGCTACGGGTGCAGTCGGCCCGAGTGGCAACCCATTCGGCACCGGCGAGAAAGTACGTGTCCCAATCCGGGCGGCTCACGAGACGAGCAGCCTGATTTGATCAGCGGTAGCGGCGCCGATGTGCTCCTCAATTACCGTGTCAGACGCGTCGTACAGCCGCAGGGTCGGGACGGCAGTCACCCCGTTGGCGCGACTGTCGTACGTCTCTACGTCCACGTACTCGTAGGCCACGCCGGTTTGCGCTGCAACTCGCTCCGCAATAGGGGCAGTTCGCTTGCACGGGGCACACCAGGATGCGCCGATCAGTACCAGGGTCAGACGGTCAGTACGCATAGGGGGTCTCCGGAACATCCTGGAAGCTGTTAGGGGCGATGGAGCGAAGGTGACCGAGCACGAGACCGGCGAACTCCTGGATCTCAGCGTCAGCAGCCTCGTGCCAACGCTTGCCGAGGACGTCCCGCCATGCCCGCAGGTTGCCGGTAACCACCATGTCGACGGGTGCCGCATTGGGCAGAACCGCTCGCGCTGCCTCACGTGCCTGCTTGCGCTTGAGCCCACGGGCGGTCAGGTCTTCTACGAGCCACTCATAGCGGTTCAGTGCGTAGGTATAAGCGTTGGCAATGGCAGTCTCAGCGGGTGTCCCCTCGGCCGCAGGCGGGATGACAGGAGCCGTTCCGGCGTAGTTCACGTATCGCTGTGAGACCACGCTGAACGACAGGTGCCGATGACGGGACAGCTCAGCGAGTAGGGCGCGCGAGACATCGCGTACCAGGAACGTGGCACTTGCGTGCTCCAACACGCTGTAGTGGCCCTGGCGCAGGATGTTGAGCATGTAGCCATCGTTGGACGCAGTGGCCGGGTTGGGGCGCCGGAACGACTTGTAGCAGAGGCGGCCCGCTGCTTCGCCGAGTGCATCGCTGTAGCGCACATCGTCGTCTCCGTTGAACGCGTCATACGCGTAAGCCTCGCGCATCACGTCTTCACGCATCGTGGTGTGTGCCAGGATCTCAACCTTCATCGGGCGTGAGCCCCTCTCTCCGTGGTTGGGATGACCAAGGGGCACCTACGAATTTTCGCAGGTGCCCCACTGGTCTAGTAGATGTCGTTACACAGGAACTGCGTCAGCATCAACGCATCGTCCGGACTTGCCGAGTCGGCGTCGTAGCCAGCCTCACGGAGCAGCCGAACGGCCAGGCGGTAAGCCTCCACCCGATCGGCGAGCAACTCGGTTGCCGAGTAATCCTCAATGGTGGCGTCAATCTGGGCCATGGCTAAGCAGCCTTGCGGCGCAGGTCGAGCACCAGATCACGGGCGGACAGGTATCCGAGCGTTACGGTGCTGATCGTCTCCCCCTGGGGGTTGAGCGTCTCGAACTCCGTACCGTCTGCAACCTTGCGAGTGGTGACCTTGAAGCCGTTGCGCAGGTTGTAAGTCACTGTGTGCTCCGTTCGTCGTTGGTGTACTCAAGCCCTGTCACGTCGAACGCAGTTACTTCACGGGGCAGGCGCCGGACGCGCAGGCTTCGTCGTAAGAGGCATCCACGCTGCGCTGCGCCGACTCCTCATAGGCCGCCTCAGTCATCCGCTCGTAGGGGCTCTGCGGGCGCGTGAGGTCAGGGAACACGGTGGTGCCCTTCAGGGTCGGCAGGAAGCTACGCAGGGTCTCCATGGCGTCTTCCAGCGAGATGGACCCAGGGGCAATGTTGACCGTGAAGCTCACGGCGTTGTTGGCGTAGTGAGACTGGTACATCTCCTGGAACGCGAGCATGTCCGCAAAGCTGATCTCATCGGCAGACTCGACCAGACCAGCGGAGTACCCGAGCGCCTCAACCTCCTGGACTAGCTTCTCCTTGGTGGGGAACTCAACCACCACGGTGTTGCCGGAAGCGTCGTACACATCCTGCTCCACGGTGTGCCCCTCGGCCCGGTACTGCTCGACCGTCGCCGCCTGCCGCTCGTCGACCACGCTGAAGCGAACGCGCCGGATGAAGTGCCGGGCGTAGATGGGGTGGATTCCCTCGGTGGCTCCGGGCATCTTGGCGATGGTGCCGGTGGGGGCAACCGTGGTCGTCTTGACGGGGACCGGGATGCGGAGTTCATGGGCATAGTCAGCAGCGGCAGCATCAACGACCGAGCGCATGGTGTTGAGCTGCCGCAGGAACTTGTAGTTGTCCGGCGCGCTGCTGTAACGAACGCCTTGCTTCGCCAAGAATCCCTGCACACCGAAGTGCCCAACACCGATGCGGCGGTTACGGGCAAGCTTCGCTGCCTGCTTGGGGTCGTTCACATCGCCGTAGGTGGCACGGATCAGGAAGCGAGCCATAAGGCGGTGTGCCTCGTAGATGCCCGCATAATCAGCGCGCTTACCCTTGGCCGTAGGAGCGAACGCGTCAAGGTTGACATGTCCTAGGTTGCAGTTCTCCCACGCTTCGAGCGCGATCTCGCCACAGGGGTTAGTGGCAATGACCTCGTTGGGCTCGCCGACGTTCGAGAGATCCTTGTTCCAGTAACCAGGCTCACCGTTGTTGAGCATGCCCTCGGTCGCTGCGCGATGCACTGCCACAGCGTGAGGATCCTTGGCGCCTAGCGCGGTAATGAACGCGTCGTTGATCACCACGCTGATATTGGTAGTCCAATGCTTCGCCGAATCGGCCTTGCAGTTGATGAACTCGAAAATAGACGGGTCGTCCCACTCGACCATTGCCATGCGGGCAGAGCGCCGGTTGCCGCCCGAGACCACACACTCAGCAATGGCGTGATCCATCTCCATGGCACCCAGGGGCGAGACGTGCTCAGCGCCTACGGCACCGTTCATCACGCCTGCAATGTCCAGCATCATCCGAGCGAACGGACGGGGGCCGGAAGCGGTACCACCGAACGTACGCAGCGGAGCACCAGCACCACGGACACGGGAGACGTCATAGACGCGCTCAGCGTGCTTTGCCTCGCGGTAGTAGGTATCGATCAGGTCGACCATTGCAGCGGCCCAACCCTCGCGGGAGTCCTCAACAGCGAACGCCCCGCCCCACTCGTAGGAGTAGTGCTCAGACAGGACACCTGCGGCGAGCATGGCCTCGTAGTCCGGGTGCGCAGGGTCGCAGACGATGTGTACTTCCAGCGGCCGGACAGGGGCACCGAAGGGCTTCAGGAAGCGAGACGAGTAGTTCGCGCCGACTCCCCCACCCTCCATAAGGCGCATGAAGGTGAAGTCAAAGTGCTCGCTTAGCGACTGCTCCCAACCACTGACATGACAGTTGAACAAATACTGACGTCCGGGCACACCCGAGGCCCAGAGATGCCGACCAGCGGGCAGGATCTTGAAGTCATACATAAGCTCAATGAGCCTGTCTCGCTCGCCAGGCTCGATCCGCTCCGCAGGCACCAGGCCCGTGTTTCCGTCGACCACGCGAGTCACGGTGTCCAGCCACGATTCCCGCTCGCCGTTCGGCTTCACACGCTGGTACGTGCGCTCATAGACAGTCTGGCCGGTGGGACCAAAGGCGGGGGCATGGGTGATGTTCAAAGCGTTCTCCACTAGAAGGTGCTCGCCCAATCGGCGAGGCTCTTGTCAGACTTGGTGAGGTTGCATCCGGCGCAGGCGGGAACCAGGTTGTGAGCCCGGTCCGCTCCGCCCTTGCTCAGCGGGATCACGTGGTCTAGGTGCTCTGCCAATGCCGGGCAGTAGCAACAGGTATTGCCCCAGCGGGCGAAGATCTCAGCACGCTTGTAGGGGGCCGCCCTGACCCGTCGGCGTGACTGGTACAGGGCGGCGTAGGCGGGTGAGATCACTTGCGTCCGCGCGGGCTCAGGTTCTTAGCAGCCTCAACGGCAAGCTCTGCGGCGTGCTCGTCGGACGTAGCGAAGAGCTTGATGAATCCCTTTGCGAAGGACTTGAGACCACGGGAGCGAGCGTCACGGGCCTGCACCGGGCTGATCTCCAGCGTCTCCGCCAGTCCTTCAAGGTCGCCCGAGTCGCCGGTACCAAAGCACTTGCGGTCAGCGATACCGAAGGACATGCGGACGGCCTCGGCCTGCACCTTGGAGCGCATGCCATCGAGCGAGGCGTGAACCATGCCGATACGGGCCGCACGCTCCTCGCGCCGCTCGTCAGCAACCTCCCGCAGATCCTCGGCAAGCTCACCGTCTGCCACCGTGCTCACGTAGCTACGGAGGATGGCAACAGCCTCAGTCACGTACTTGGCCGAGTCACGGGTGATGGTCACCGTGTCTTCAATGGCGTCCACGTCCTCAGCGGTGCGAGGCAGAGCCGAGAGAACCGAGCGCGCCGACGAGTAGCGCTGAAGGACCGCGAGCGCTTCCAGTGCGGCACCCTGGCCCACCTTCGGGCGGTTCACCTCAGGCTCGACGTCGGTCACAGCGAGCGTGTGAAGGATGGACGTCTCGTCCTCATCGTCGCTGGTCTTGTCAATGGAAACCGGACCCTGCCATGCGAGGCGAGCAGCGTTCGCACGGTCGGCGCTGAGGCGCTTCCCCTTCTCAGGCAGCGTCTGAGCCAACTTCTCAGCGAGATACACATCGCCGTCCGCCTCGGCAACCATGGCCTTGAAGGTGGAGAACGCGTTGCGGTCCACACCCGAGTGACGCTCGCCGCTTACCTTGGCCTTCAGCTCACCAGCCATCGCGCCGTACAGGTACTCACGGAACGCGTCCACCGAGTCACCAGACCAGCGAGGCAGGTACTCAAGCAGCGCAACCATGGCGTCCTGGCGGAACTCCTCGGCGTAGTCGGCGTACCGGGCCGGGTTGGTGGCCAGGATGCCCGCAGACTTGGCGGCGAGGCTGACTATTCGGCTGTCCATCTCAGCGAGAACGGCGGTAACGGCGTCCTGGTCGTAAGCCTGAGCGGAGGTGATCTGGGCAAGCGTGAGTTCGGACATGGTGTCTCCCTTGGTCTGTGTCGCTCTGTGGAGTCGAACGCAGGTAGGGAGACCGGCCGGATTGGGTGCACTGAGGCAGCACCAACGAGCAGACGGACACCCTTACTGCGGGTGGTCTGCGCTTCGAGCCTCCGGCCGGATAGCTCGATTCGCTGAGGTGAGTTCTACGTGATTTTTCGTAGGTGGGTCAATGCGGCTGGCATATGCCCGACCTGTTTGACGGCCTACTACCGGGGTTCGTTGTAGGGGATTCGAAGGTGAGACCCGGGGTCATCCCTTGGAATCAGCGAGTTGTGCAGGGGATGTGAAGGGCCTTCACGCCGTTATCGAAGGTGAAGGTTCGTCAGAAAAAAGATCCGACCAGCGAACGAGGGGCCACCCTCCGTCATGGAAGGTGGCCCCAATAGTCACTCTCGGCTACACATCAGCGCCGTACAGCGAGCCCCACGAGCGCTTACCGATCTCGGCCTCAGCTTCGATCGGCACGCCGTACAGGTCGAACGTCATGCACTTCTCAATGGCACGTGCGTACTCGGCCGCTTCAGCCTGCGGCACCGAGCAGAGCACCTCATCGTGGATCGGCAGGCGCATCGTGTCGAGCAGCCCAGATTCCTCCATGTTGATCAGGCTCTGCCCGAGGCAGTCACGCGCGGCACTCTGCACCCCGTAGTTCACAACGGCGTAGGTACGGTCCCGGTCCAGCGGCAGGCGACGACCGGTGACGGACACGTGGACCATGCCAGTCTCATACGCCTCGCGCTGCATGCGGTTGGACATGCGCTTGATCTCCGGATACACCCGGTCGTATGCAGCCATCGCGCGCCGGACGTCTTCCAGGGGCGCACCTGTCTGGCGACTGATCGTCGCTGCTCCACCTCCGTACACCTTGCCAAAGGCGATGCCCTTGGAGATCTTGCGATGCTTCGCGGTGAAACCTTCGCCGAACACCATGCGCGCGGTGAACGAGTGGAGATCCTCGCCGTTGGCTATCGCCCGCTTCATGTTCTTCACGTCACCGAGGGCAGCGAGCACGCGCAGTTCAACCGCCGCAAAGTCGGTCGACACCATGACCTCACCAGGCTCAGCGAGCAGCGCGCGGCGGATCGTCTGGTCACTGGACGGGAGAGTCTGAAGCGCGGGGCGAGTGATGGACATGCGTCCCGTGCGCGCCTGCATGCTGTTGATGAAACAGTGGATGCGCCCTTCATCGTCGGCCACATCCAAGAACGTCTGCGCGTATGCGCTGTTCCACTTACCTGCCCGCTTACTGCGCAGGATGGCATCAGCGAGCGGGTTGGGGGTGCGTGTGCCGAGTCGCGTCCAGTTGTTTTGGTCAAGGTCAGCGAGCGCACACAGGACGGCCTTATCAGCCTTGAAGGCGCCCGATGCTGTCAGGTCCGTGAGCGTCTCCCCCATGGCCTGTAGCGCGTCGGTGACCTGTCGGGACGCGTTGATGTTCTCGACCCCGTAGCGGAGCGCCTGAGCCTCGTAGCGGAGCGCCTCATCAGACAGTGTGGATGACAGTTGCTTCGCGTAGTCGACGTCCAGGATCATCCCCTTGCGCTGCATGATGGCGCAGATGCGGGCGATCTCGTGCTCGTACTGGACCAACCGAGGGCGGACGTCGAGCAAGCGCAGTTCGTTGTCTAGGGCCACGTCGAGCCGAGACGTCAGCAGCACATCGAGACCGGCGTACAGGTTGTAGGTGGGGTGGTCCAGCGGGATGCCTGCCCACCCGGTTGCCTTGGTCAGCTTCAGCGAGCGGAACACGGCCGTAAGGTCGCCCTGAGTGTCCGGCGCCGCAGGGTCGATGTAATACGCCGCATTCGGCTTCAGTGCCGTGCCCCGGCCTCCTTCCTGAGGTTGACGGGGGTCGACCAGTCCAGCCTTTAGGCGGGTGTCGATGGTGCGCGGCGCGAGACTCTCAATGCTCACGTCTGCGTGGCGGTCGATCACTGCCCAGTCAAACGGCGCGTTGTGGATCTGGAAGCACTTGCCACGCCTCAGCGCTTCGCGGGCGAACTGCTCGAAGTGTCCGCCTCGCTCCCAGTGGATGACCCATGCCGTACGCGCGTCACCGAACTGCACCGTGCGCAGGCGGTACCCGGGCGAGTAGATGTCAAGGCCGGTTGTCTCGGTGTCCAGTGCGATGGGACCAGCAGCGTTAGCACGGTCGAACCATTCGGCGAACTCTTCAAGGTCGGCGTACGTCTCGGGAACCTTGACCTGTACCGGCTCACCGGCGATGGCGTAAGGGTAGATCTTCACGGGGGTACCTCCTATGGAACGCGAAGGGGCCACCCACGAAAATTCGTAGGTGACCCCAGAGACGTTGTGTTGTGTTAGTCGTTGGCGAAGATGCCAGGACCCGTCTTCACTGCCACACTGTTGAGTCGAACGCCAGTCAGCGCCATACCCTTGGACACGCGCACGCGCTGGATACCCCGCTCCTCCATCGCGCTGTAGAACGCCCGGCGGGACCACACCTCCTTGGACGGGAGCCCCTCGGCCTCACACCAATCGCGGTAACTGTTGTACGCCTCGGCGCCATCGAGCCGCGCCCCGTCCTCGGCAACCAGGACGCCAGGGAAGAACCCAGCGAGGGTGTCCGAAGTTTCCTTGTACTCGGTCGTTGCCTTACTGATCGTCTCCGGGTCGGACAAGCCCTCGGCGAACCAGAGACCAGCGCCACGGACCGCCCACGCTGCGATTCCCTGCGCCTCGGCAATCAGCTTCTTGTCAAGGTCATGATCACGCTCGTGCGGAGCAAAGAACCGCTTGAACGGAATCATCTTGACTCGACGCCAGAGACCATCGTCCTGGCCACGGAACTTGGGCTTGTGGTTGGTGGCGAGCATCAGCAGAAAGGACGGTTTGAACTCGAAGAATTCCTGCCGCAGAAACCGGGCCGAGACCATGTCCTTACCGGTAACCCGCTTCAGGACTGCCTCAGACATCGGACGGCCGGACTCACCCTCGGATGCCATAACGAAACGAGCACCGCGAAGCGCAGCAATGTCGTTGGGGATGCCCCCGCCTTGCTTCTCCTCGAAGGTGGCGAACGGCGTTGTCTTGGTGATGGTGCCGAACACCGTTGACAGGGTGTCGGTCAGAACCGATTTGCCGTTCGCACCCTTGCCCCACAGCACCGCAAAGCACTGCTCGTCGGTGTACCCCGTGATGCCGTAGCCGATGAGCCGCTGCATGTACGGGACTAGGTCGGCGTTCTCCGGAAAGATCTCCGTGAGGAACCCTTCCCATCGGGGGCAGCGTGCCGCAGGGTCAAACTCGATCGCGAGGCAGTACGTCAACATGTCTTCCTTGGCATGGGGCCGCAAGCGTCCCGTACGCAACTCCACCGTGCCGTTGCGGAAGCTCAGCAGATCGGGCCGGTTGTCAAAGTCCTGCGGAGCGACGTACACCGAGGGGACCGAACGCAGCTCAGTCATCAGCGCGTCAATGCGCGTCGTCATGGTGAAGCCCTTGGACTCGGCGAGTTTGCCCGCCATGACCAGTGCGGCGCCCATGCGGTGGATCTCCTGCCGGACCTTGACCTCAGAGCGCTCCCAGGTGCGGCCGTTCCACGTGTAGAACCCGAGGCCCGGGGCAAACTTGATACGTCCGTCGGTCCACGCCACCAGGGCATGCGCGTTCATCGCATCGGAATCGCCGTAACGCTCGATCAGCGAAGCGAGGATGCGTCCGGCCTCGGCTCCCTGGTCCCGCGAGACGATGTCGGCGCCGGTTGCCTCGCTGAGTTCCTCGGTGACAGCCTCGCGGCGAGCCTCGTGCGCATCCTTGACCGGCCGGGCAGTCTTCACAGCGGAGTGCAGTTGCGCGGCGAACTCAACCGGCTCAAGCTTCCGCCAGTCCGTGAGGTCAGACTTACGCCCGCTGTCCGGGATGCTCAGCGCGTAGACATCAACACCGAACGGCTTGAGTCCCTCGGCAAGCTTCCGGTTGAACGCCTGCCCCGCCGGGTCGTTGTCACCGCAGGCGATTACCTGAGTGCCACGCACGCCGTTGGCGATCTCTTCCAGGAGTTCCGGCGAAGCCACCAGCGAGGCGCCCCGGACCATGATGACGTCATACCCCACCGCAACCGCTGTGAGCCCATCTCCGGGCCCTTCAGTGATGAGAGTGACTCCGTATCCACCCTGCCCGCGAAAGACGCCGTACGGGGCCCAGCGGAAGCCCTCGGGGTTAGTGAGGGACACCCACCGGCCCGGACAGTCGCCGGTCAGGTCACGCCCCTGGAGACCACGCGGCGTACCGCTGAAGTCATTGAGCGGGACAGTCAGCCGCGCGTAGCGCTTGTAAGCGGGAGACAGGGCCGACCACATGGGATTCACGGTCGTGTCATCCACACCGACACCGAGTTCGTACGCCGTGTCCACGCTCATACCGAACCGGTCAGCGAGATAGTCACGGGCACGCCCCGCCCACTCGTCGCTGTAGTCGACCAGGGCATCACGGGCATCGTCCGCGTACATGGTCAGGGCGGCGATGTGCTTGGGTCCAACAAGCTCAGGCTTGGCACTGGCCACGGTGGGCGCATCTCCCTCTACGTCGAACATGTCCGGCCACCCGAGACCGGCGCTGAACACCACCTCGTCCGGCTTGCAACCGGCACGGCACGTGATGCGAACCTTGCGATCCTCGCCGATCCACAGACGCAGGCTCGGGCGACTGTCACCGTGGCTGGGGCACACAGCGAGAAACCCGCCGTCGGGCTGCTCGGAGACATCAGCGAAGTGGCTCAACAGGTCGTTGATCTGCATTGCGTTCCTTCCGTTGGCTTCGCTGTATGCCCTGTCACGTCGAACGCACTTAGCTAGAACGGCGGCTCACCGAACGTCTCTGACCACTCGGCCAGTGTCTTGGCCCCCTTCGAAAGGTTGCAGGTCTGACACGCGGGAACGATGTTGGACTCAACGTCTCCCCCGCCCCGGCTCAGTGGCTCGACGTGGTCTAGGTGGGTGGCATGCGCTCCGCAGTAGGCGCACTTGTGATTCCAGCGGTGAAGGATCTCCGTCCGGCTGTACTCCACGTGCTCCACGCCGTAGGACTCGGCACGCCGCTTATGGGTGACCGTGTGGCGCTTGTCCGGCGGTAGCGACCGGTAGTAGTTCTTGACGTGCTTGGCCTGCGCCTTACGTCGGCACGTACTGCATGCGCTGCTCGGCTTCTTAGCCTTGCCAGCAAGGAACTGATCAACGGGCTTTCCCCGCCCGCATAGTCGACAGACCTGCATAACGGCACCTCCGAAAATTCGTATGTGGTCAACCCAAAGAAGGGGCCAGTGCATGAGCACTGACCCCAACTGTTATGTGGCTGTGTTACTGAGCGGTGAACTCCGGCGTGACTAGCCGGACGTGCTCGGCGCCAATCCGCTGCTTAGTGAGCGTGCGCCTGCGGGTGAATCCCGACTCAGCGCCGGTGGGCTGAACTTCCAGCATCGGGATAAGGCGCCCGGCAACCTTCTCTGTGGTGACGTCTAGGACAACGGCGTCTGTCATGCGAACCCGGTTGCCCTGGCGCGCCGCGTAGGTGACCAGGTCCCCCGCGTAAAGCTCCTCGCCTGCATAGTCGGTCACAACTCCACGCTTACCCACGGGACACCATCCTGAAGATTATGAGGGTCCACTGAACGGCGATGAGCAGCGCCAGTGAGACCAGGAACCAACCGGGGAACTCGACGCCACCGAAGATGCGGGCCACAGCGAGCAAGACCAGTAGCGCGATGTAGAGACGCTCGTATGCCCTGTCCATCAGACCTCACCCCTTGTCTCATCGGCGATGGCGAGTGCACGGGCGGCGGCCTGCGCCACCTTCACCTGAGCGTGACCGTCGAGCGAGTAGTAGGGGCGCCGGTACAGGACCATGGCCAGGGTTCCGGCAACCTTGTCCAGGCGGGGAACGATGCGGGACAGGTCATTTTCGGAGACAAGGGACACGTTCCCATCAGCCTTGGTGATGAGGTAGCGGGTGGCACCGGGCGACTTGTGCGGACCCGAGATGATCTCAGCGGGCATGGTCATGCCTCGGTACTTCACCTTGCTGCCAGCACGGTAGGTGGTCTCAGTCACGTTCTCTCTCCTCGGGTCGCGTTCAGGGGTGAAGATGAATGCCATTGGGTGCCCCTCTCTCCTACCACCTAAGGCCCCGGCCCGATGCGCAGGGCACCAGGTCGGGGCAAGTGGCTAAGAGTACTCGGGATCGCCTATAGGTTCATCGTCGATCTTGAAGCGCCTACGGCGTTCGTGTAGCACAGACGGACGTAGCTCAGCGGGGAATGTCCAGAGAGGGCGCCTGATCGTCTCGTCAGACTCACCCCGCAGGACCGTCGCCCAGTCGACCAGTGCACCCATGGCTTAGCGCTCCTCGCCGATGGCGTCGTTGTAGCTGCCCAGCACGGTGATGACAGGCTTCTTGAACTCGCGGTGCTCGCCGGACTTGGTCTCGTACTCCACGTGCTCGATCTCCAGTCGGCAAAGCGCCTCGCCGTCGACCTGGTCAAGCGCGTCCTTGACCTCGTGGATGACCTCAGCGAGGGACCAGGCCGTTGCGATGAGCTTTCCGGGGCCCAAGTCGTAGCCGACACCAGCGAGGCGGAACGTGACGTTGATGGACGGGGCCGGACCACGCGGCGGGCGACGACGGGCAAGCTCCTTACGCTCAGACATCAGCGTCGGGCAACCACACGGCTCGCCTCGGTTCTCCTCCAGTAGCGAGAACTCGCCGTCACACTCGTGGACCGGGCCACCGGCACCCCACTGGATGAGCTTGTCCTCAATGGCCTTGCTGCCGTTGATGACGATCTCAACCGAGGGGCTGTCCGTGAGGACGTGGAGGTGAAGCTTTGCGGTCGGGTTGTGCTCCTCGGGAGTGCCACCCATCAGCTCTGCGATCCCCTGCGCCACCGACGGATCATCGGTCAGGACACGCCAATTGGCAAGCGAGACCGGGTCGTTGCGCCGTGCCTGCTTGTTGAAGACCTGCATGCCGGATCGGAACTGGAACACCGGCTGCTCGTAGTTCGACTTGTTCTCGCGCTTGCGGGGCTTGGCGTCCGGGTCGGTGTCAAAGATGCGAAGGGCCATGGAAGGCTCGATTCTGTGAGGCGCAGGCGCGCAGTCTGTGAAGGTGGAACGGGGAGGGGCGGGAGCGCTCAGGCTCGACCGCCGCTCCCCCTTCGTTGATGCTCTGTGGAGTCGAACGCAGTTACGCGCGCCGCTGTGTGCCGGTGATCAGCGCACCATCGGTGGACCAGATCGGATCCCCCAACACGGTCTTGCTCACGCGCCGGTCCCACTCGAACGTCTGGCGCAGGTGAAGGAACTGAGCGAACACATCGGCCTCATCGATCCGGACAGGCTTGAACGCTGCCTGATCCTGCGTGATGTGAAGGACCACCGCGCCGTCAAACTCCGGCATGGCCTCACGGTTGCCGTAGGTGTCAACGATGAAGTCAGCGTGTGCGTAGGCGCTCATCTGCAACGCCACGTCCGGGTAGGTAGCCTTGGACGTCTTCCAGTCGGCCATGACGAGTGCACTCTCGCCGGAGGCATCGGGCTTGCCGTTCTCGTCGAGCTTCAGACGGAGGATGCCGTCGAACGAACCGGCGTACTCGTGGGTGTCGGACCAGGCCACATCCTCAGCACGGACTAGCTCAGGCTGGACATCAGCGAGGAACGACTCGAAGTGACGCCGATACGGCTCCATGTCCGGGTGGACACGGCCGACGCGCTGACCCCGGATCAGGCGCTCAAACAGATCGTGAGCGTCGCTGCCCACCTTCGCGCGGGTCTTGGTGTAGCGGGTCGCTGCGCCCTTCAGGTACTGGACTGCGCCGTCACGGTCTCGCTGTGCCATCTGCTCGATGAAGTCCAGCGAGTCAACGGCGAGTTCGGCCACCATCTTCGCCTGCCAGTAGGCAAGGAAAGGCTTGGGGAGCATGCCGACAACGGACGTCACGCCGGGGTACTTGATATCCGGGGCGTTCTCGTTGAAGTAGAAGCGCGAGCCGCTGCGCTGGATAGTGCGGATAGCCACTGGGGCCCCTCTCGTAGGTGGGTACAGAGAGGGTCTGTCCAGTGGAACGCAGTGTGTAGGAGTGTAGAAACGGAGTGTGTTTCTAGAATCCCTTAGAGACTCTTATGTGATTCTTGAAATTAGGTCTGAAACTACATAACTACATAAGGGCTGGTCAGGGGGTTGGGCTCAGGCGCCGTGCCCACTTCGCTGTGTAGAAGCGCTGAGCGGCCGTCTGCGGGCATGAAAAAGCCCCACCCGACCACTGGGGCCAGGTGGGGCTACGAGGGGCTCAGGCGGCCTACAGGGTGGCCTTAATCATGGCGTTCACCGCGTCGCGCAGTTCCATGAGATCATCCCGTACCGACTGCTTGGTCTCGTCGCTCGCCGCTTCGAAGTCTTCCGGCGTGGCCTTGACGAAGTCGGTCCGGACGCGCTTGACGAACGACTGCACCCGCTCGTCCGGCGTGGTGTCAGCTTCGATCGCCTTGGGCGCATCAGCACCAAGTTCCTTCTTGAGCTGGTAGCGCTCACGCGCCAACTCTCCGTGGCCCTTCAACTGCGTACCGTAAAGGTCAGCGATGAACTCGGACACGGTGACACCCTCGGGCTTGGCTTCCAGCGCCTTGGCGTAGCGCTTCTGCTCGGCGGGGTTCTCGTCCAGCTCACGCAGGTACTTGGCGCGGACGTCGCTGCGCTGAGACTGCACGGAGCGCTGAAGCTTGTCGAGAGCCTCCTTAGTGTCGTAGTCATCCTGGAAGCCCTCCCCCGCCTTGGCGTACAGCGCACGGGCCGCCTCCTTCGCTGCGTGGCTGTCACCCATGATGTCGGGGTTGCCATCCTTGTTGGGGATGCGCCGCCACATGTCCAGCATGATGGAGGCAGCTTCCTTGGCAAGGTTGCTGGTCTTCAGGTGGAGCTTGACACCCTCGGCAACGCGCTCGGCCCCGTCGGCGATCAGCTCAGTAACGCCCTGGTAGATGCTGTAGTCCTTGGGGTCGATGGCAGGCTCGGCAGGCGCCGCCTTAGCCACGGCCTTACCCTTGGGCTCGGGCTTGGCCTGTACCTCAGCAGCGGCGCGGAAGTCGTTGCGCATGTTCTGCTTGGTCTTGGCCCACGTCTCGCCGTGCGGCGCCTTGCCACGGGAGGGCAGCGAGGAAACCAGGGCCTCGGTCTCCTTGCTCAGCTCCGCGAGACCCTCGGCGTTCTCGGCCTCAACGAGGGATGCCGCCCGCTCGATGTTCGCGCCGATCTGCTCGATGACGGTTTCGACGTTCTCGGTGTTCTCGGCCATGATGCTCTCCCCTGGAGTTTCACTGTCTCGACCTTACGAGGGACACACTATGTCGATCGCTGATGGCGTGTCAAACCACTTGCGAAAAATCGTAGGTGCCGAACGCAGAAAACCCCCCGACCCGTGAAGGCCAGGGGGGTCAGGGTTACGCAGGGAGGATCGCCTGTCGCAGGTCATCGACGGTGCCGGTGTTCGCGATGGTGAGATCAGCGGGGTACGTGTCGAGTGCTGTCTCACTGTCGTGCTGGTCATCGGCTACGCCGGGCCGAGTGATGCGGATCAGGCGGAAGCCACGGGATCGCAGCATGTTGGCTTCGTTGGGGTACCGGACATCGGTGACGACAACCGGGATGTTGTACGCCTCAGCGATGTTCAGCTTCTTACGCGTGGCCGTGAGCCAGAACGTCTCATCGATCTCGCGCACTCCCCCGCCAGTCCGCTGCAACAGGCGCCGCACTTCCGGGTAGTGATCCTTGGCGTACTCCCAGCCACTGTCGCGGATTAGCAGAGAGAGCCGGACGTGAATGCCGTAGGCCGTGGGGATCAGCGGATCTATGGCAAGCGCGAGTTCTTTGAGCGGGTCGGCGAACGCAAGGCGGGTGTAGTGGTGTTCAGCAACCAGCGCGAGTGCCGCTGTGTCCTTACCGCTGCGTGCCTTGCCGATGATCCCGATGTTGTACATGGGCCCCTCCCCAGGTAGGTACTTCTGGGGAGGGTCTGTCATGTGGAACGCAGGTTAGGCGCCAAGGAACAGACGGACTACGTGAACGATCTCATCTGTGGGGAACGCCGGGAAGTAGCGGGAGACGAAGGGCAGCGCGACGAGAACGCCGGTAGCCACCTTTCGCCGGTTCGCCCATAGCCACGTCCCTGCGTCGCTTAGCGCTGCCTTGATGCCGGTAGCGCCTGCGGCGTGATCTGCCATTTATGCTCCTAGTGCCTTAGCTATCGTGATACCGGCGCTGACTATGGCGCCGACAGTTGCGGTGGGAACGGCGTACTTCCAGCGCTCGACGCTGCGCAGGCGAGTCTCGTGGTCATCGAGAACCTTGCCCACTTCAGCGTTTGACTGGACCAGCGAACGCACGTCATCCCGTAGACCAACAATTTGGTCGTAGATCTCGCGCGCGCTGATGGTGACTCCTAGCGGGTCTTGCTCGGACATACCAACCCCGTTATGCGACGACGGTGAACCCGTGACGCTTGCCTAGTTCGGTCAGGGACGACTTACCGGGAATGCCGTCTGCGTCGCTCCCGCTGAAACCTAGCTTGCGCTGCCATGCGGCGAATGCCTTGACAGTGACAGTGCCGAACGCACCATCCGAGGCGTACGCCGCAGCTAGTAGACCCTCAGCGCGTAGCGCGCTCTCAACAATCTTGGTGTCAGCCTCGTGCAGTCCCTTGCCCTGCGCTGCCTTGGGGTCAGCCTTGGCCGCAGCAACGATGTTGGACAGGTCAACGCGCTTCGTGGGCGCCGAGGGCTTGGGTGGAGCCACACCGGCAAGCTTCTTAGCACGGGCCAGGATCTCGCCTAGCTGAGCCACGATCTTGGTTCCGGGGCAGGAGGTGTGTCCACCCCACGCAGCGCCGCCCATGGCGTGGTAGCCGAGACCCTTGCCGGTGGTGCCTGAGGCAAGCTGAAGCGGGACGCCGTAGGTCTTGTGTGCCCACGCCAGCACCGCCGCGCACTTGTCTAGCTGCTCGCTCGTTAGAGAGTCGCCGCCCTTACCCTCGTTCTCAACGGAGATCCAATCGCGGTTGCCACCGGCCTGCGCCCATGCACGGTCGGCAGTATCAACCCACTGATACAGCGCGCCAGCCTTGCCCGTACCGAAGTGGCTCGAAGCCTGCGCAGCGGGATTGCGGAACCAACTGTCAGAACCAGCGAGGGTGCCAGCCATGATGTGAATGACCACACCGCGAACGGAGTCCTGACCGCCCTTGGTGAAGTTGACGGGAATCGGGCGCCAGGTAGCGCCGGACATGCGAGCCATGTTGAGCCTTTCAATAGAAGGGGCCAGGCAGCGTGATGCCGCCTGACCCACCTACGAATTTTCGGATGTGCTAGGTCAGGTCGGTGGCCACAGTGGTAGCCACGGTGTCACTGATCGAGCCGTTAGCGTTCGTCCCGCCAAGCTGCCGACAGTCGTTGCCCCAGCGGCTGATGTTCGTACACGTGTTGTCGATGGATAGCCCGTATGACGTCTTGTTCGTGTTCGCACTGTTCGGCCGCACAGTGTTCCCGCTGATGACAATTGCGTCCTGACTGGCAGACAGACGAATGCCACTGGATGCACCGTTGGATGCCTTGCTCGCACCCTTGACGAAGTTGTCGCGCACCTGGATATACGACGACGTCTGAAGGAGGATGCCCTCGTTACCCGAGTCGCGTACCTGGTTCCCGACGACACTGGAGTTATCGGACGCGATGATCGTGATACCCCGCTGCGCCGGAGTCCAGACAGTGTTACCACTCAACACCGTGTTGTTCAGCGAGTCGGTACTGATGCCGCTACCCGACACATTCGCAATCACGTTGTTACCGACCGTGACACGGGACACCTGCACTAGCTGAATGCCATGCTCACCGTTGGTGGTCGTGTCGATGGTGTTGCCTACGATGGACACGTTCAATACCGTGCCGCTGGTCTCGCCACGCACGATGATCGCAGCGTCATAGCCGGTACCCTCGCGCATGGTGTTACCGGTGATGGTGTAGTTGCGCATCACCTGCGAAGCGCTCGTCTGCGTGCCATCCGGTAGCTTCGTGTCCTCGGTGTCGGTCAGGATTACGGAGCGCACACGCACCGAACTACCACAGCTGTTGAAGGTGTTGCCGGTGACCGTGACATCCTCCCAGTTGTAGGCGCTCACGGCGTACTGGAGGATGCCCTCAAAGGTGTTATCACTGATCCGGATGCGTCGGTGGTACTTGGTGATGGTGGCAGCGTGAGAGCCCACACCACGGGGCCAGGAGGTAGTACCAGCGGTACCCGAGGCGCCGAAGTAGCAGCCGGTTACGGCAATGTCTTCCGAGGGTGTGTGGTCGTACGGGCCGAACCCGCCGAACTCCGCAGAGCTCTTGGCTAGGTCGATCTGGACAGCCTCGGAAAAGTCACGGCCTCCGGGGTCGATGTAGCCACGGAACAGGCAGTCAGTCACACGCCCGTGGATGGTGCTGTTGAACTCGACGCCGTGGTAACCAGGTAGGTCGCGAATCTCTAGGTCACGCACAACTACGTTGCTGGTGTGGCCAATTGAGATGCACATAGCCGAGGACGTCATACCCGGCGTTGTGCCGCGCATGTTCCAGAGCCCACCCTCAATGGTGATGTTGCTGTATCCGGTGTACCCACCGAACGACTGACCAGCGTCACCGTTCAGCAGCATGGTGCCACCGTGGTTGCGCCGGAACTCGGCACCCTGCGCCAGGGACAGGCGAGTGTTCCCGTAGATGCGCAGGGTAGCGCCCAGGAGGTAGATGCCGGGCGGGACCTGTACTAGCGCCCCGCCCCTGTCTCGTGCATCGTTGAGCGCTAGCTGTATCGCAGCGTCAGAGTTCACAGCACCGGACGGATCGGCCCCGTAGTTCGTAACCGTTAGTCCAGTCGACTGGTTCATGGATTCCAGCCGACCGGCGGTAATGTCCATTCCGGGTAGCCATTGCGCGACCGGTATTGCGACCATGTGTACTCCTAAAGTGAAGCGATAGCAGGACGTGCAAGGGCCACGGACTCACCAGCCGCATGCGACTTGATGACCCCGTTAGCGCTGCGGGTGACCGCGAATCGCTGTGAGTTGTTGACGGCGAAGTTGTCGAATGAGGCAGTGACCGGGAGCGTCTGCGTGGTCCCGTTGCCAACCAGCGAGCGCACGCCGACCGCCCCAACTTCCGTCAGATCAGTGTCAGTTGCGATGATCTGCCACGCGCCAGGCTCGGCCGTTCCTCGCTGCCAGCATTTAGCGCTGATAGTCGAGCCGATGACCGACAGACGCATGGTGTAGTACGTGCCCACCACATAGTTGGACAGTGTGGCCGTGGCACCTAGCTGAATCTCGGCACCATTGCGCTTCCGCAGTGTGAGCGTGATTGTCTGGCCGACGTGGGACACCTGCGCCCGCACCATGTACATGTGCGTTGTGTCCGTGTAACGCGCCATGAGAAACGCGTAGTTGGGTGTGGTGACGGCCGTCTTATCAAGCGCCCAATCCGCCTGTACATCCACATCAGCGCTCGGTGAAGGGACGTACGTGTACCGCAGGACGTTCGCGCTGTTCATGACGTGCTGCCCGACCGTGCCATTAACGGCGTAGTCAGCAGCGACACCGCCCGTGAACGACCATGTCTGCCCCGTGTCCGCCGTACCCCAACCAGCGGCAACCGTGCGAGTGAGTGAGTCACTCATAGCCAAACCGTCCGTGGTAACCGCCTTGGGCGCCCACACATAGAACGGCTGAGCCGGAGGAGTACCCCCAAACCTGGGGCGCATACGGCCACGCGTGGCAAGCGCAGGCGCCGCTAGTACCGATTCGAGATACGTCCACTGTCCAGCCGGAACGGGATAGCCAGTGCCGAGACCGCCGGTAGAAATGAACGTTCCCGCTGTGTTGTAGAAATGGATTGTTGGCTGTACGTCCGTCATGCCGGTGGGCGAGTAAACCCACATACCCACCCGGACACTCTTGCCCGGAATGACCGTGCCCACAGCACTAAGCGTTCCTGCCGCACCGCCCGAGGCAGACGTACCATTCGGCGTGATCATCAGCGAACCCGTAGCGCGAGGATGCACAACAGCCTGCGACCATGTCAGGGTCGAGTTATCAACACTCCACCCGCTGATGTCAGTCTCGAAGTAGGGGTTAGCCGTGGTGACCAACGCGCCGACAGCATCCACGCGCATGCGCTCCCCCGCAACCGTGATATCGAACGGCGTCTCTTGGGGCGATTCCGTCCACTGGGGCCCGGCCGTCACCTGCGTTACCAGCGACGTATCAGCCGTACCCACCGGCGTAGTCAGGATCGTGCCGTCCGTGTCAGCCTTGGCGTACAGGCTGGTGTTCTCGACCTGCGCCACCCGCCAGGGACCACCGGGCGAACAGTTGAAAGTGATCTCCCAGCGGTACATGTCTAGCACTTCGCTGTAGCCGTTGACGATCAGGTCCACGTCCTCATGAGAGATGAAGGACGGTAGGTCGGTCAGCCTGATCACGTCACCCTCGCGAAGCTTCAGGATCTGCGGGATAAGCACCTCAGCCCCGGGCTTGTGGAGCATGACCGTGACCGTGGGATACCGGGCGCCGTCGAACGTGCCCAGGTGTAGCAACCAGTTGGCCATGGGCTTGGGCTGTGTGTCGTTGCCGAGGGACAGCGAGACACTCTCGTCATAGACGCCGATGCCCAGGGGCGGAGCCTGCACCGACAGCGGACCCTCGGGCAGGAATGCACGCGCCGCAGAGCCACCATCGCGGGTGACTTGGATGTCGTTGCGCACGGTGCTGTCATCGTCTACCGGCTCCAAATCCGGTGCTAGACCAGCCTTGGTGTAGGACAGCGTGAGTGCCGGTTCCTGCATGTACATGGACGCGCGGTCACGGAAGACGAGCCCCACGCGGTTCAGCGATTCGAGCAAGAATCCGTTGTCTGCGGCGGCAGCTTCCTCGAACAGATCCACCAGGGTTTCAGGCTTCTGCGGTCCAACCTGCTCAGACGTGATGTCCTGGCCATGGATGCGCTCGACCGGCACACTCTCTTCAGTGGCTAGGCGCATGATGCGGTTCCATGCAGTCTCGCCGTTGTACGCATCGTCGGATCCGTCGTACAGCGTGGATGCCGACGTAGGCAGTACGGAGAGGTGACCAAAGGCCCAACCATCGTGCGCCGCACCCCAGTTGGCAGTGATCGCGCTGAGGCGCCCAGCGGTACCCGAGTAGGACCGGCCGATACCTCCAGCGTTACCGCCTACATCCTGCCAATCCAGACGCCATGTGACCGTGCCCGCCGTTTCCTTGACCCAGAAACGCATGCGGGTCCAGCCGTGATAGATGTCATCACCGATGCCCACACCCTGATCCACGACCATGTTGGTAGAGCTGTCATAGCCCCGGATGATGCCGACACCCTTCATGAGGATGAATGCCCACCGCTTCACCGTGCCGTTGGGTGAGCTGAAGCTGATGAACTCCGGGCCCGGCGTGACGACATCGGGGATCTTGTCATCGGCGTTGTAGACGAACTCAACTTGCCATTCCCCAGACGGCATTGACGCCGGAATCGGGGCTGACAGGGTGCCACCGGTCTTGATCTTGGGCAGCGCATCGGACGATGGCAGATCACTCGCCGATGCCCAGTCCACTCCAGCCAGTGCCGCAGAGTCCACACCAGCGATAGGTGACCATGCGCGCGTCGCGTACTTGCCATCCTCCATCGGCCAGTAGGCGACGGGGTTGCCGGACGGGATGCGACGACGCAGGGTCGAGTCAAGTGCCTTCAGACCTTGGCCCAGTCGGCGCAGGATGCCGTTAGCCTCAACCGGCACGTAGACGTCAGACTCATCCGGGGTCCACTTAGCAGGCCACGTGGAGACTTCCCCTAGGAACCTGTCCTCACGGTCACGAATCTGGGCTCCGCCGTGCATGGACCACACCCGCCCGGCGCCATCCGTAAACGAGGTGACACCAGCGGCCTGCGCTGTGAAGTCAGGGTTAGCAACCACCGTGCCGTTGATACCGTTGCGCACCTCAAACTTGTACCCGCGACCGATGAACGGCGCACGGTACGGCCTGATGTTGGTGTCGTCATACGGGGCGATCTTCAGTGGTGCCGTGGAGTTGAACACCGAGACCGTACCGGCGAGCACGGAGTCAGGTCCTAGCTGCGTCCAGGGGCCGTCTATCGAAGGAGCGGTGTACCAACGGACCGTGCGACCACCGGCGCCGTTATCGACGTCCAGGGTCACGCGTACGGCCGCGCGCTGCGGGATCTCAGTCAGCGTGCGGGAGTGAAACCACGTCGTCGCCTTGGTGCCATCGGTGGTGTACTGGAGCTGTAGCACTCCCTGATACACCTTCAGGAACCATGACCGCTGATCGGCCTGAGCCTCCCACTTAGCCATGATCATCTGGTTATCCGGGCCGTACCAGTTGGGCTGAATCTCGGCCCGAATGTCTAGGTCCCCCGTGATGTCCAGCGCCGCAGTGTCCGGCGTACTGACATAGTCGTTAGGGTCGCCATTGAGGCTCAGATACTTATCGGTGGCGGGCACCGACACACGCATCTGAGTGTTACGGCCGATCTGCCCATACAGCGGGCTCTCAGCGTTGCGCGGGGAATACTTGCCCGAGCGGTTGTTGATGGTTAGAGAGAGGCGGGAAGGGTCAGTGTTCTGTCCCTGGTCACGTCGCCCGCGCGAGATCTGCTTAGCGTCGCGTAGGTAGACGTCAGAGCTGATGTCCGACCACGCGCCGTTGAGCAATAGCTCAGTCCGAATGTCCAGCGGAAAGACCACTGACCCACCCTCCTATCAGTTACCGAATGCAGTCTGAACGCTTCCACGTCCCTGCGTCTTCACGATGCGACGGATTAGCCGCTTCATGTCTTCATCCGAGCCGGTGACATCAACGACTAGTCGCTGAGATCCACCCTGCCCGTTTACGCCCTGTACCCGAGCGGCGTTTAGCATGCCGTTCAGCTTGGACAGCGGGAGCACCGCTTCGTTCTCGCGGCCCTCACCAATCATCGCCATGGTCGGACCAGTGGTCACACCACCCGTTGCCAGGTAAGGGATGTTCGGCGTTCCGAGAGTGATGCTCGGAATGTCAACGCCCATGATCGACCCGCCACCGATGGTGAATGACAGGTTGTTCCAACCACGGATTACGAAGTTGACAGCGTCCTTGAACCCCTGCTTTAGGCCGTCCCACATGCCACGCAGCGCGCTGGAAATACGGCCGGGAATGCTCTTGAACCAACCCACCAGGTCATTCCACTTTGACTTGACCCAGCTAGCGCCGGTCTCGACCCAACCGGGAATGGTCTGCGTGAAGAACCGGCCCAGGGGCTGGAACACGTTGGAGACCAGGTAGTTCCACCCGGCCAGGAACCCGGCCTTGATCAGGGTCCACGCCTGTAGAAGTCGCTCCTTCACGGCTTCCCAGTTCGCCGCCAGTGCAATGACAATGGCGATGATCAGCACGATAAGGCCAATGATCCAGAAGATCGGGTTAGCCAGCATCGCGGAGTTCATTGCCCACACAGCGATAGTCGCTATGCCGAATGCAATAGCCAGACCCAGCAGCGCCGCAGCAACGATCTTCACGACTTCCGGGTGCGCGGTCATGAAGTCACCGAGCCACTGCAAAGCAGGCTGTAGCGCCTCGCCGATCGTGGTGGCCATGGAACGCCAGACCACATCAAGGGACTGTGCAGCAGACATGCTCTCAGTGGCCTTAGCCGCTGATCCCGCCGCCTTGTCCATGCCCGATGCCGCAGCAGCAGCAGCAGGGTTCATCGCGAACAGCGCGTCCGTCTGCTCTCCGGCCATGTCGCCGAATAGCTGAACGGCTAGCTGAGCCTGCTTGGCCGGATCCTTTACGCCCTTGATAGCGGTAATGGCATCGCCCATGGCGGACTCTGCATCCTTACCGCCGGACTTCAGGCGTGCGAACATGTCCGAGGAATCGAGCCCCAGGGACTTGAATGCGGTAGCAGCCTGCGCCGTGTTCTCCGTAGTGATACGGCCGAATTCGTGGATGATGTCGGCGGCCTGGTCGATGTCCTTACCACCGGCCTTGACGAACTGAGACAGCATGCCGAACGCGTCGGCGCCGCTGATACCCAGTCGCTTGAACTGCTGTCCGTACTCGCCGACCACTTCAGTGATGTCGCCAACCATGGACTTAGGCAGCGTCTTGGAAGCCTGCGTCAGCAGGTCGAATGCCTCGGTACCATCCTTGGCCAGGCCGTTGGAAATCATCTTGCCTGCGGCCGTGGCAGCGTCGGCAACGTCTACGCCTAGCGCGTTAGCAACCGACATGGCGTCTTCGGTCATCTGCGCTGTCTCGGCCTCGGTCATGGAACCCAAGCCCTTTAGCGCCTGCGTGACAGCGCCAACGGCGTCACCCACTTCAGTGATGGACTCGCCGAACCCACCACTGTAGACAGCACCAGCAGCCTTTCCGGCCGTGGCCGCTTCAGACTCGGTCAGGCCGTACTGACTCTGAAGCGTGGAGTTCACCGCAGTTAGGTCTACACCTGCCTGCAATCCCTCCGAAAAGAGTGCGCCCACGCCTACACCAGCAGCGAGACCGGCCGCACCCTTTCCTAGTTCGCCTAGCTTGCTGTTAGCACGCTGGACACCGTCATCCATTCCACTTTCTAGTTCGCTGGTATCAACCCCGATGGAAACCATTAGGTCGTCTAGGGTCACTTCTCTGTGCCTCCAATCTGGCGGTTGTACGTCTTGACAGCGGAAAGCATTTCCCGCCAGTCCTGTCGCTGCCCCCGGTCCCACTTAGGCATGAAGTCCTTGGGGGTTGAAGCCTTGGTGCCCTTACCACGGGCAGTGTTAGCGACAGTCGCCGTCAACATGGCAATCAGAGAGTCCATGCGCTCAGGACCCAGCGGCCCCGAAACCATTTCGTACGCCATCCATTCCGTGATCTCACGGGAAGAGACGCGCGCGAGTAGCTCCGGGACCGTGTACCCGAGATGCGCTGCTAGGCGGAAGTAGAACCGGTGCTCAGGGTCGTCTCGGATTTTCCCGCCGCTGCCTCCACGTCTTCCTTTCGGAGACCGGAGAGCCGCATGGCAATGTCGCCGAGCCGGTCAAGAACAGCGCCGGACTTGGCCGAGAGAGCCTTGATGTCCTTATCGCTGAACAGACGCTCGCCGGACTCGTCGATGAGGCAGCGAGAAATCAGCTTAGCTAGCTGGTCCTGCATGTTGAGCCGCTGAACAGTGCCGTTCGGACTGAGCACGACCATGGAAGCCTGGTAGGAGTTCCGGTCGGCGCCGGTCATACCAGCGATGCGGACAGTGCCGCCCCACTCGGGAACGTCAACGTCCTCGTAGTGCTTGTCTTCGGCGCCTAGGATGGCGTCACGGTTGAGCATGGACATTGATCAGGCTCCAGGGGTGATGGTCGGCTTGCCCGTAACCTTCCAAGTCAGCGTGGCCGCTAGCTTGTCGTCGTACGGGGCGTCGGGCTCGAACCCGGTCAGCAGTGCACCGAAGGTCCACGTAGTGCCATCCGGGAAAACAATCTTGTAGTTGCGAGGCGTGGCGTCCTCAAAGTCAGTGACTAGATCGTCGTGCTCGTCGGGCTGGTAGTTGACATCAGCGGAGCACTCGCCCGGATCCTTCAGGCCACCGACGAATTCCATCCACCCGTTAGCGCTGTCGTGCGACGTGACGTCGAGAGTCTCGCGGCTTAGGGCAGGCGGGGTAAGTGCGGTGACGTCGGCAATGGTGGTGAACACCTCAGTGCCCGCACCGTCACCCCGCTGTAGCTTGGTTCCGAACGCGTTGATTCCAGACATGTGTTACTCCTCCGTGATGACGGTAAAGCTGATGACGATGTGGCGAATGTCCCCCGGAGGCTCCGGGTCAACAAGTGCTTGGGTTGATGTGTAGCGAGTGGCGATGTGCGCATACCCACTGACATTGAGGGGCTTTAGGTCGAGCAGCTCAGTTACCTTGTTGGCCAGTGCCAGACCCTCGGAGAATCCGTGAGCCTGCGACCACACATGGATGGTGACCAGGGTCGACCAGCCCCGCGAAGCCAGGTTGTTGTGTTCAGCGTCCGAGGCTTCGCCAATGCGGATGTACGGGTATGCCGTTCCGTCCGGCACGTAGTCGAACACCTTGCCCGCGAGCAGCGGATCAGCGTTCAGCTTGGCGTAGATAGCGGACTGAATCGCGAACAGCGGGATCATCCGTTGATCACTGCGTTGATGGCGTCTCCAATCCGGCGCACGATCTTGCGCTTCTCAGCGTTGAAGGCCGGGCCTAGTGCGGGGCGGGCGGGCATGGCTTGTGTGCCGAACTCCTGCCACACGGCGTACCGGTCGTCCCGGTCTTTCCAGCCAATCTCTGACTTGATCTTCGCGCCGTCCGACATGGTGTAGTCCAGGGAACTCTTTAGGTTCCCGGTGTCGACGTGGACCCGTCGCTGAGCGTTGGCTACTACTTCCTTGGACGCGTCCTCTACCGCCTTGCGAACGGCCTGGTGCAACCGGCTAGTGGTGTGCTCCAACTGCTTGAGCAGAGCCTCACTACCGCTGATAGACACGGACACACCAGACCGACCACCGGCCGCGCGCGGGTGCCTACCCATGTTGGGTCAGCTCGACATCAGCGCGTACGTAGATGGGGCGGGACGGCTCGAACACCGAGAGTACGCGGAAGACTTGGGCGCCATGGCGGATCTCATCTCCCCTGCGCACGTTGGTAGTTGGCGGCATGTGGACGTTGTGCGAGTGCAGTGATTGACCCTGGTCGGCGAGCATGCGCTCAGATGCCGAGGGCTGACTGACCATCGCACGCGACTCCCCCACCTGAGCCAGTGTGGTGACCTCTCCCCCGGCTCCATCCGGCACAGTCGAAACGCGCCAGATGGTAACCGAGGAATTCAGGAGGCGGTTGACACCCATCAGCCAGCCTGAAGAACGCCCACCGTGACCGAAGTAACGGCGCTGTAGGTGACGTTCGCGCGGCCAGTAACCGGGTCACGGTAGATCGCGTCAAGCGGAAGGAAGCCACTACCGCCCGCCGGAACGGTCAGCGCAGCGTCACCGATGGGAAGACCCTTGAAGGTGCCGGGCGTAACCACAGTGGCAGTGATCGGAGAGGCGCCGCCATTACGGACAACGAGGAAATAGGACTTGTCAATGGGGGCCTGATCGCCACCCGCAGACGCGCTTGCGAAGGTCGGCACAGAGCCGCTGGTCGGGACAGTCTGTACGGTGAGAATTGCCATGTGCCATGTTCCTTAGTGGTTGTAGTGGTGCCGATTTACAGCGATCGAACCGTGACTCCGGCGCCATTGCCGAATCGAGCAGCGAGGCGATTGCGCTGATACTCGGACAGGCACATGGTCCCGGTCTCGGCGTCCGAGTAGGTAACCGAGTAGTCGCCGATACGCTCGGACGTGATACCGCGTGAGGCAACGTCACCGTTGCGGAGTGCTACTAGCTCTTGGCCGACCAGACGACAGACGATGTCGACGATGTCAGCAGGTACGACAGGCAGACCATGCATGTACGTGACGACTACCTCTGTTCCGTAGTCGAAGCCACAGGAGCGCGATAGAGAGCCGCTCAGTAGCTTGTAGTCCGAGACTGCCACCCCATCAACGACAACGGCTGAAACGGCCGTCACGGGGCCACCAGGTAGGTGCAGGCGTCCGCCCCTACCTTCCAGGGTCACGGTGCTGACTGACTCACTGATAGGCGAACCGGCAGCGTCACGGACCAGCGTGGATGCAACGTCGAGATGGACGTTTACCGTGGCAATCTCTTCAGACGCGACAGTGACGCCACGTGCTTCTAGGTCGGCGATGGTGGCCAACGGTGCAAGTGCCATCGTGGCCACCTCTCTTACTTGGTAGCCGTTCGGCGCGGGGCGCGCTTCACGGGCTCAGGCTTGGGCTCCGGCGCGTAGGCGTAACCGCGATCACCGTCACCGACGAGACAAGCGGCCACGTCGTCCGGAATCTCGTTCGGCATCCCGTTGGGACCAATGACGAACGCCAAGGGTCGACCTCCTATGTTCAGTTGGGGGCCAGGGGGGTCACCTACGAATTTTCGTGGGTGACCCACCACAGCCAGTGACTAGATGGACGTCCAGCTGACAACGGCGGTCGGGCGAACAACCTTGGCGCCGTAGACGTGGAGACCGCGCAGGCGGTCAGCGAACTTGTCCGTGGCGCGCATGGCCTCGGTCTTCTCAATCTGCGAGACGTACGCGACGGCCGGACGGTAGAACGCAAGCACCTGAGGCTTAGCGGTGACCGGCAGGTTCTCGCTGGTGTAGATGTCGAACCCGAGCAGTCGACCTAGCGCAGCCTCGCGTAGACCCTGAGTGTCACCGGACACGTCAACGTTGGTCAGCTTGGACGCAGCGCTAAGCAGCAGCGCTTCGAACTCGGCGTTGACGACCAGCACCCGGTTACCACCCGGCACCTTGTTCTTCTGCATGGTCTTGCGGACCGAGCGGATTAGGTCGAACGCGGCGTTACCGTCGGCCAGGGTCGAGGCGGTCAGCGCGGTACCGGCACCGGTAAGCGCCGTCGATAGGATGAACTTGTCTGCGTCCTCGGCGAGACCCTCACCAGCGGAACGGGTGTAGGCATCCATCGAGCCAGCAACCTGCGCCTTGTCGATGTCGTCAACGTAGAAGTCGAAAGACTTCTCCTGGTCGATGAGCAGGTCCTGAGACGTGGTCGAGACAGCCGAGGCGGACGTGACGCGAGACGCAGCCTTGTAGTCCGTGATCGAGATGGCGGTAGCGGTGTTGATCTTGACGACGTTACCGGCCGAGGCGTTGCCCTCGTACTCACGGTTCGTGAGGGAGGCAGCGACAGCCTGCTGTCGGAAGTCGGTGAGTAGCTGCGCATTCCAGATAGCGGGAATGAAAGAGGTAACGGCCATGCTTGGAGTCCTTTTCTGAGTGGGTTATGACCGGTCAGATAGACCAGCGCATAGGGGTTGGCTACTTGCCAGATAGGAGGTTGGACAGTCGACCCTCGCGCTTCGCCTTGACGATCGCCTCGGGGCTCATCTTGTCCAGTTCCTCACGGGTTAGCTGAGTAGGGCCAGACGCCTTGCGCGCTGCTCCACCGTCGCCGGTTCCCTGGAAGCGTGGCCGTGCCGTTGCGGCTAGATGCGGCTTCCTGGTTAGTAGTTCCTCGATCGCGTCGTTGATCTCGTCCGCGTCCACGTCGCCGTTCTCGTCAACCTCAAACTTGGTGAGGTCTAGGAACAGCGGGACATCGGCCGGGTCGGCGAACTTGCCTGCGGCAGCTGCCTTGACTTCCGATCGGAGGATTCGCGCGTTGGCCTTCTCATTGGCCTCTCGCGCTGCCTGAGCACGGATCGAATCCGCATCAGGAGTCTCGGTCTCTCCCTTGGGTGCAGTCTCTAGCTCAGCGATGCGCCGCTCTAGCTCCTGCCGCTTCGTACGCTCGTCGCGCCACTTGCCCTTCATGGAGTCAAGCGCCTTCTTACCAGCGTCGCCTAGCTGGTCGGCGCCATCCGGATCAGACTCTCCACCACTGACCTGCGCACCCTCAGCGTCAACCGCCGTGGTCGCTTCATCAGTGGTAGTGATCTCATCCGTTGCGTTCTCAATCTCGGGCATGCGTGTTCCTCTCGGCGCGTTGCGCGCGTACGAAAATTCGTAGGTGCTCCGGACGTTGCGTCATCGGAGATAGCCGTTCTTGTGAAGCAGCCGAATGGCGTGGTCTCGATCGCCGTCTGACTGCTTGTAGATCTCTTCAGGCGTGAGGCGGGGAGGTTGCTTCCTGCGCCGACTACCTGTGTTCACGTAGGTGACTTGGACTTTCTTGCCGAACATCTCGACCGAGTCCATGGCCTTGCGGGCATTGACTACGTCGCTCATGTCGGCGCCATCGTTGATCGCCTTTGCCCCAGCCTCACCAAAAGCCTTGCGCTGTTGTGTGGCGGACAAGCGGTCAAAGAGCGTCTTGGGTGACGCAGGCTTAGGCGTGTGCTCGCGGGTGACTGGCTCCATCGTGCAATGGCAGCGAGGATGCCGCAGGAACCCGCTAGAGACGCCGTACTCACGCCCGGCCAGGATGAGGCACCGGGAACACGAACCACCCTCTACAACGCGGATGTATGACGTCACCTTCCGGTTGGCGACCATGGCGGCCTGGTCTGCCTGCCTGCCGGTATCAGCGACCACCGTGCGAACGACGAAGTCTAGGAAGGTGGCACCCCGCAGCATTGATGATGCGAGGCTCTCCCCCTGGCCGAGGAATGACAGCACGGTGGGAATGGAGCGAGCCAGGACACCCATAAGGTTCCGGCCGTCCGGGGTGGTGCTGGCGAACTGCGCCGGTTCAATCTCCGGAGCGTCGAGCACTGCGTTAGGGCCGAGCAGTTCACGCATGAAGGTGTGCGTTCCTTCAGCGGCGTGGAGCTGCCCGGCCTGCACCATGGCCGTGACGCGCGGCAGGAGGCTTACCCAACTGTTCGCCACGGCGTCCGGGTTGACCTTTGACCACTCGGCGAGTACTGCCCGCGCTGTGGCGTTTGCTAGTCCCTCACGCTCCAACTGGTGTTGGTTCGCCCTGAGGCTGGTTGCCATCGGTTATTGCTCCCTGTGCCGGATCCTTGGACAGCATCTGTGTGAATGCGCCCATCGGATCAGCCATCGATTCCTTCTCACGCATGGCCATAAGGTCAACCACTTCGGTCGGCGTGAGGCCGTACTGAAGCGCGAGGAATTCGAAGGGGAACCCGAGAGTCTTGAGCTTGAGCAGCGCGTCAGTTAGCTGCGCCTGCGAGCGGGACTGAGCATCAGCCCAGAGAACCCGGCCACCCGAGATTGCCTCGGCCTTGACCTCATCCCCCTGCGCAAGCGCGATCAGGCGGAACACTTCGCGGAGTGCCTGGCCGAACCAAAGCTGCTTCTCATCAACGCGCTTGACTAGGCCAGTCTCAGCGGCGATCAGCGCATCGCCGGACAGGTTCGCCATCTTGCCGATTAGGTAATGGGCAGGCGTACGGGTCTGAGCAGCGATGTGGCCGACGGCCGTTTCAATGATCTCCGCGTAGGCGTTGAGGTTGGCTGCTGACCATTCCTCGGTGCGGACGTTGTCGCCCGTGAAGAACTGAACTCGGTCAACCGCAAACTTCTCCATGTCGACGGGTCGTTCACCAACGATGGTGCCGGACGCGTCGAGCACGGGGACTACGGGGCGTTCAGCGCCAAGGACGATGCGGGTCGGGAACGACGCATAGTCAGACGTGGTGAATAGCTGCGCCCACAGGAGGTTGACCGCATCCTGAATCGCGATCACGCCGCTGATGTCCGAGACAGGCTCGCCAACCAGGGTAGGCCGGTTGAGCAGCTCCACCATCGGGACAACGCCCAGCGGGTTGGGCTGTGGGTTCGGCTCCTCGCCCGAGTCGCGTAGTTCCCACTTCTTTAGCTCATCGTCGACATCCTGTAGGCCGGTCGACTTCTGAGCCTGACCACTGCGGGCACGCTTGAACTTCCAGACCTCATCAGCGAGATACAGCGTCGCGTAGTCGTCGCCGCCATCCTCCCAGCGCTTGAGTGCGGCAATGCGGTTGCGACGCGAGCCAGGCTCATACGCCACGATGCACTGCGAGGCATCCTCGAAGGTGACCTGTGGCGTCTCCGGGTCTTCCGGGTCACCCCAGACGAGCACGAACGCACGCCCGGAGTTCACGGCCCCCAGGAAGCCAAGCTGCGAGTCAGCGTCTAGGCCGTTCTCCTGCCAGACACGCCACAGTTCAGGGTCGGCCTGCGTGGCACCGGTGGGCATGACACCCGTCACCGTGAGGCGCTCAACCGGGGCGTCAGCAACGACCTGCACCCAGTTGTCTGCAAAGCCCTGGTAGCGCTGCCCGTGGTACTTCTTGAACTCATCTGAGGCGAACCTCAGCGGCTGCTTACCACGGTAGTAGCGCTCGTTCCGGTCGATCTCCGTTCGGCGGGTGCGTAGCTCATCTTCTAGTAGCCCGATGAGTCGCAGGGCTTCAGCCTCAGTTGCCATTGCAGGTAGCCTCCATTGCGGGGGTGAGTGTGTGTCCTCCCCGCATTGCGCGGCTAGGCTCCGTAGTAATAGGACTTGCGCTTAGGAGCAGCCATACCAGCGGCGATAGCGTCCATAGCGGCTTCGTGCGTGAGGATCGATGTAACGGCTACGTCGATCTTTTGGTCTTGCGCTGACTTGGCCAGTACGTAGCGGCCCTGCGGTCGAGCCATTGAGCGGGCATTCCGCATGTGGCCGGACGTGATCGGGCAACCATCGTGGCTGAACGTGGTGTCAGCCTTGGCTATGTCTGTCTTCAGGCGCTCAGCAGCGGCATGCATCTGGACCACCCGGCGGGTGTACCAACTGATAACCACGCGGTCGCCGTACTGCGCTGCCCACTGATCTACTTCCGAATCCCAGTAAGGCGGGTCGGCGTACAGGAGCTTGACGTCATAGCGCTTCATGATCTCGTCGAGTGCTGCGCTGACTTCCAGCCGTGGAACCTGACCCCCGTAGTCGGCCGGATTCCAAATCGTCGGCAGGCGGTTGGGCCCAAACGTTGGGGTGAACTGGAACCCGTCCAGGGTCTCAGCGCGAAAGGCTGTCCAGTCATCCACGTCCGAGCCATCGAACCCGAGGACGATCGGCGTGCGGTCAGCAACCGTGCGGGCGCCATTGGCTCGGGCCTCCCACAGGTTGTGCTCGATCCACGCACCGGCACCGGCGACGATCCGGTTACCGAAGAACCGCTCTGC